AGAAATAGAATTAAAATATCCAAATGAAAAACTTACAACTATAATAGAAAAGGCATTAATTGAATATTTAAAGAAAAATTAAAAAACTTTTAAAAGACACATCATGCGATGTGTCTTTTTTATTTCAAGAGGTTAATTATGTTAATGAAGATATGTGGTAAGTGTGGAAAGAAAATAGGAATAAATGAAGTATGCAGTTGTACAAAGGAAAGGCATAAGATATATGATAGAGAGTTCAGGAATAAAGATAATGCTGAGTTTTATCATAGTAAGGCTTGGAAGAGCATGACTGCACTATGTAAGTTAAAAGCCAATGGTTTAGATTTATATGAACTGGTTATAAATAATAATATAATTAAAGGTACTCTCTCACATCATATAGATGAGTTAGAAGAGGATAGAAGCAAAGCCTTAGATATTAATAACCTAATATGGATAAGTGATAAAACACATGCCTACATCCATTCAGAGTATAATAAAAATTTAGAAAGCAAAAATAAAATGAAAGAAGTTTTATTTAATATAATTAAAAATTATTATAAGTAGGGGGGAGTCAAAAAAAGTTTTTGGTCTTTGGCTTTGATACCGCTTCCCCTCTTTTTTCTGGAGAAAATGCCAGAAATGAAATTTTCAGTTTATGGAGGTGAAAAAATATGGCAGGAAGAAGTAGAAAAATTATTGATATAAGTTCAGGAAAAATCGGAAAAGAAAAAATAAAAGCTAGACAAGAACAAGAAAAAAAATTGAAAATAGATAGAGATAATTTAATTGCTCCTGGTTGGTTATCTAAAGCTGCAAAAGAAGAATTTGACAGAATTGTTTTTGAAGCAGGAAAAGTAAATATTTTAGACAACTTAGATTTAGGGATATTAGCCATCTACTGTAACTCTTATGACAGCTATGTAAATGTTAGTAAGAAATTACAAAAAGAAGGTCCCATTTGCTATAAAGAAACTGCCAATGGAGAAATTGAAATTATAAACCCTCTAATAAATGTCCAGGAAAAATATGTAAAACAAATAATGCAATGCTCAACAAAATTAGGACTTGCAACTACAGATAGATTAAAATTAGTTGTACCAATTAGAGAAGAACCTGCTGAAAATAAATTTATAACTTTGTTAAAAACAAGAAAGCAAGGCTAATATGATAAAAGATAGGACAACAGCCTATGCAAAATTAGTTGTAAATGGTAAAAAAATAGCAGGCAGAAAGGAGTATTTAGCATGTAAAAGACATTTAGATGATTTAAAAAATAAGAAATTAGAGTATAAATTTGATGTTGAAGAGGCAGAATTTGCTATAAATTTTGCAAATACATTAACATTAAAAGATGGAACTAATTTAAAAACAAGAGGTTTTCAAGAGTTTATAATAGGTTCATTACATGGATGGAAGAAAAAGAGAACAAAAGAAAGAAGATTTAGAGAGGCTTATTTGCAAGTAGGCAGAAGAAATGGAAAAAGTTTCTTATCAGGAGCAGAATCCACAATGTTTAGTACATTGTTGGGAAATAAAGATAGGATATTCTGTGCAGCAACTAAGCAAGACCAAGCCAATATTGTATGGGATGAAATAAGAAACTTTATAGAGTCTGACAATGATTTAAGTGAACTTTATAAAATAAAAGAACATGACAGAACTATAAAGAGCCTAGCAACTGGAACGGTTATAAGGTCAATAGGTAGAGATACAAAATCAATGGATGGGTTTGGTAACATTTTAGCTATATGCGATGAGTTACATGCACACCCAAATAATCAGATGTATAAACTGTTGCTAGATGGTCAAGCTGATGTTGAGAATGCTTTAACATTGGCTATTACTACAGCAGGTTTTAACTTAAATGGTTTTTGTTATGAACACTATAAATTTTGTGAAAAGATATTAGAGGGAGTTGTTGAAAAAGAAACTCTCTTTATTTTTATATGTGAAATGGATAAGGATGATGATATATGGGACTGGAAGAACTGGCTTAAATCTAATCCTTATTTTTTATTTGAGGAAGATGGTATAACACCAAACAAAAAGAAAATAGCTTTATATAGCCAAAAAGCAATAGATGCAAAAGAGAAAGGTGGAGATGAATTAACTAACTTCTTAACAAAGCAATTAAATATGTGGGTAACTGCAAAAGATGGACAATATATTGATTTGAGTAAATTCAAAGAATGTGAAAGCAATCTGACACTTGAAGATATGAAAGGGAAAGAGGCTTATCTAGGTTTTGACTTATCTAAGGGTGGAGATTTAACAAGTATAGCCTTAGTATTTCCATTAGAAAATAATCAAATATATATTTATAGCCATTCGTTTATGCCAGAGTTAAGACTTGCAGAACATGAAAAAACTGATGATGTCCCATATAGGATATGGGTAAGAGAGGGACTTTTAACATTGACTACTGGAGCATTTGGAATAAAGACTGATTATAAGTTTATTGTTACTCACTTAAAAGAAGTAATTGAAAGATATAATATTAAAATTTTAGAGTGTGGATATGATGCACATAATGCTGGGAGTTTTCTAAGTGATTTAGATTTTTTAGACTGTGATCTAACAGAAGTTAAACAATCTGCTAAAAGTTTAAATGATGCAACAGTGGATTTTGCTTTATCAGTTAAGGCAGTTCAAGTTTTATATGATAAGAGAAACAGTTTATTAAAATGGTCCATTGCTAATGCTACAACTGTTTCAAATAGTTTTGGAGAGATAAAAATTGATAAACAATCTCAAAAAAATAGAATAGATCCTGTTGATGCAATAATAGATGCCTGGAAGATTATGCTAATAAATAAAAAAGAAACAGTAAACAATGATGAAGCTGTTGAAGAATGGCTTGATTTAATCAATAAAAGGAGGTGAGAGAGTGAATATATTTAGAAAATTTTTTAATAAAGGAGAGGAAAAAAAGCAGAAAACAGCAATTAATTCTATGAATTTTGGTGAATTTTTTGGAATAAATGTAAGTTCAGATTTATCAGAGGTAACATATTTTACTTGCTTAAAAGTATTATCTGAAAGTGTTGGGAAACTATCTTTACACTTAAAAGATAATGATAATAACAAAATATTAAATCATGAGGCATTACAAAAGTTGAAATTTTCACCAAATCCATTTATGACTTCAACACCTATGATGACATTAATGGAAATGTGGAGAAACCATCATGGCAATGCTTATGCTTATCTAAGTTATGATAATAGAGGGCATTTAGTAGGTATTTATCCTTTACACCCTCAAAAAGTTAAAATATGGATAGACAATGCAAAAATATTCAGTGGTAAAGAAGATTTATATTATGAATATAACAAAGATGGAAAAATTTATCTATTTCAAAAAGATGAGATACTACATTTAAAAGGTGGTTTAAGCAAAGATGGTATTGTAGGTATGTCAGTAAGAGAAACATTGGCTACAACATTAAATGGAGTAAAAGCAAGTCAAAAATATTTAAATAATTTATATGATAGAGGCTTAACTTCAAAGGCAATTTTAAGATATACAGGTGATTTAAACAAAGAATTACAAAAGAAAATGCTAGAAAAGATAGAAGAATTTATTAGCAGTGAAAGCAATCCAACAGGAATATTACCATTGCCACCTGGAATGGATATAGTTCCATTAGATTTAAAACTAACTGATAGCCAATTTTTTGAATTAAAAAAGTATACAGCTTTACAAATAGCAGCTGCTTTTGGAGTAAAGCCAAATCATTTGAATGATTATGATAAGTCAAGCTATGCAAACTCAGAAATGCAAAACTTGACTTTTTATATTGATACTCTTTTATATATTCTGACACTCTATGAAGAGGAGTTTAATTTAAAACTTCTTACAGAAAGTGAAAGATTGAAAGGCCTACATTTTGAATTTAATGTAGCAAGTATTTTAAAAGGGGATCTAAAAACACAAGCTGAATGTTTAACCAAGTATGTTCAAAGTGGAATATACACAATAAATGAGGCTAGAAAAATGGCAGGACTTACTGCAATAGATGGAGGTGATGTAATTGTAATGAATGGAAGTTATGTGCCATTAGAAAAATTAGGAATAGCTTATGAAAAAGGAGGTGTTGAAAGTGAGTAAAAATAAATGGTTAGAAATAAAAAACCAAATAGAAATTACTGAAATTTATATCAATGGAGATATAGAAAGTGATTCAGAAAATGATGGTTTTTTAGAAGAAGTATGGGGAATAAAAGATACTAATATATATCCATTGGATATAAAAGATGCTTTAAAAGAAGCAGAAAATAAAGAGGTTCATGTTCATATAAATAGCTTTGGAGGGAATGTTTATGCAGGTATAGCAATTTCTAATATGATTAAAAATCATAAAGGAAAAACAATAGCCTACATTGATGGTATAGCTGCAAGTGCTGCATCCATAATTGCTTTTGGATGTGATGAAATTATTTTACCAAGTAATGCGTATTTAATGATACATAGAGCTTGGGGAAGAGTTTCAGGAAATGCAGGAGAATTAGAAAAGTATATTGAAGTTCTAAATAAACTTGATGAAGGACTTGTTAATGCTTATATGGAAAAAGCTATTGAAGGTGTAACAAGAGAGCAAATATATGATTTTATGAAAGAAGAAAAATGGTTTACTGGGGAAGATGCTCCAGGAGTATTTAATATAAAAACTTCTGAAAAAGTCGAATTTTTAAACTGTATAGAAACAAAAAATAAATTTAAGCATATTCCAGAAAATTTATTAAATAAAAAAATTGGTGAAGAAAAAAGTAAAAAGGAACAAGCAAGACTTGATAAATTGAATAAGGAAATTGAGATTGCATTATTAATAGGAGGTATTTAATTATGAAAAAATCAGTAGAATTAAAAAAGGAATTAGAAACACTTAGAAATGAAATCACATCATTAAAAGATAGTGGAAAGATTGAAGAAGCACATGCTAAGTTAAATAGTTTAAAAGATTTAGAAAATAGAATAAAAGAAGCAGAAACAGAGGAGGCTTTAACAGTTATGAATAAAGGTGATAAAGTACCATTAGGAACAAAAGAAAAAATGAATGTTAATAGAATTTATAATAGAGTTCTATTAGGAAAATCTATAACAGAAGAAGAAAAACAATTTTTAAATGCAGCTGGAACACCAGGGCAAGTAGAAGCAACAGATGGCAAGGGTGGTTACTTAGTTCCAACTGAACAATTCAAAGAAATAAAAGAATTAAGAAGAAACAAAATAGCATTGAAAGAATATTGTAATATTCTACCTGTAACTTCATTAAAGGGAACTATGCCTGTTGAAACAGATGGAACAGGTGAATTAATAGCATTTGAAGAATTGAATGAAATAGGTCAATCTGATATAGATTTTGCACAAGTTACATATAATGTTGCTGACTATGGAGATATTATCCCAATATCAAATAGTTTAATTGCAGATGAAAATGCAAATTTAACTGCTTATATAGGTAAAAGATTCATTAAAAAAGCTGTAAATACAGAAAACAAAAAGATATTAACTATTTTAAAAACTTTAAATCCAGAACAAGCAACTGATTATGATGCAATAATAACTGCTTTAAATAAAGGATTAGATCCAGCAATATCATTAAATGCAAAAGTTTTTATGAATCAAACTTATTTTGATATTTTAGATAAAGTAAAAGATAAGCAAGGTAGACCACTTTTAGGTACTAGCTTACAAGATGAAACTAAAAAACTTTTTAAAGGAAGAGAAATAGTTATGTTATCAGATGCTCAATTAGAAATGAATGGAACAAAAGCACCAGTATTTGTTGGAGATTTAGAAGAATTTATAACATTCTTTGACAGAGAAGGTTTAGAACTTGCAGTATCAACTGAAGCTGGATTTACTAAGAATGCTACTTATATTAGAGCAATAGAAAGATTTGATGTTAAAAAAGTTGATAAAAATGCAATGAAATATCTTGAAATTGAAACAGCTTAATAGGTGATTAATATGGAAGATATTTTAACTTTGGAAGAAGCTAAAAATTATCTAAGAATTGATTACAATGAAGATGATACATTGTTGCAATCTTTAATGATTGCAGCAATAGATTATCTTAGAGATGCAATAAATGACTTTGATAAAAAAGCAACAAAGGAAAAGTTTATTAAAAGGTCTAAAATTCTAGCTTGTGTACTTGTGCAAGATTGGTATGACAACAGAGAGCAAAAGGAAAGTAAAGATTTAAGTTATACAGCCAGAAGTTTACTAACTCAGTTACAAGTGGGTGATAACTTTGAATGATATAACTAAGAAATTAAGACATTTTATTGATGTATATCACATGATAGACACAACTAATGAACTTGGAGAAAATGATAAAAAGCCAGAGTTATTTAAAAAAACATACTGTGAAATAGTACCTCTTAATTCAAGTGAAAAGAATGGAGAAGCTGGAACAGAAAGTAATCAACATCAATTCAAATTTATATTTAGAGTAAAATCGGTTCCTGGAATAAAAAAGGACTGGTTTTTTATTTATGAGGGCTTGAAGTATGAAGTTATCTATTTCAACAGAGATTTTAAAGATAATCAGTTCATAGAAGTTTTTTGTGTAAGAAAAGAGGAGTAAAAATGGGAGTTTTTTCAACAGATGATTTAAAAGAACTTGAAGAAGAAGTATTAAGACTTGCTAGAAAATACCCAAAAGAAGCTAAAAAATTCTTACAAAAACAAGGTAATAAATTAAAAGCTAAGGCTAAAAAGAAAGCAAAATCTAAAGTAAAAGTTAAAACTGGTAACTATTTGAAAGGTTTTAAAAGAGGTAAAGTTTATAAATATAAAGGTGAAGAAGATACAGTTAGAGTTTATAACTCAATGCCTCATGCTCATTTAATAGAAAATGGGCATATCATAAAAGATAAAACTGGTAAAGAACATGGTTTTAAAAAAGGAGAGCATATTTTAGAAGATTCACAGAGAGAGTTTCAAGATGAATTTTTAAAAGCTGCAGATAACTTTATTGATGAAGTTATTAAAAATGGAGGTTTCTAATGATTAAATTAAGTCAGATACTAAAAGCAGTTAATACAAAATTGAAAGAAACATTTCCTAAAATAGAAATTGATAGTAAAGATTTATCTGAAGCTTTTAATAGACCAAGCTTTCGTACAGAGTTAGATAGACTTAAAACAAGTGCTTTTATGACAACTTTTAAGGAAAGAAATTTTACAATTAGAATTTATTTTTTTTCTACTTTACCTGGTAAAGGAAGAGAAGAAAGATTAAAAATATCTGATGAAATTGAAAATGCTTTCTTAGGTACATTATGGGTAAATGAAACTTTTGCTATTCCTGTTGATGAAATAGAGTTTGAAGAAACTGAAGATGGAGTATTAATAGCAAGTTTTGATAGTTTAAGTATGGAAGAGATAGAAAATGATATAGATGGCGAAATGATGGAAGAATTAGAGTATCGTTTTGATAAGA